TCCGTGTCAAACCACTTTGGACGGTGATCTTCAAGATCACCGATTTTCACCGAAGTGGTTTTTGTCTTACTCCATACGTCATCGACAAAAAGCGAGCCATCCAACCATTCAGGTTGGCGAGACCCACGTCGAGACCGATACCAAAGATTAAGGAAATACCAATCATCTAGTACTTCCTCTCTGGTTCGTGGAGCGATATCTATCGAACGGACGTAATCTTGCTGGTAGTCCACTATACCAATACACTTTAAATGTTCGTTTCTTGGAACATTCTCAGTGAAAATGGTCAGTGTTTCACTTAAGAAATCACTTTTTGTGGACAACCAAGCAGGATTGTATAACCCTGTGGAGAAGTGCGGATACTGTTTAAACAGTACTGCGTTTTTCCCACTGGTTTTGTCAATTCGAACCCCTGAGTATCTGTGATACAAGGACAATCGAATAAAGAATGTCCTCAACTCAAAGTATCCATAAGACCCTGCTCGGTTAGCTGCATCTGTAACAGATGCAAGCGTTTCCAAGGGAGTCCTGTCACCATTAAAGGTGTTTAAGGATAACCTCAAGGGTGTGACATCGGACCCATCAAAGTAAAAGCCTCCGCATGACTCACGGAAGGCTGAATTCCCAGTGAACGATTTCTCCTTGTTCACTTGGAATCCCAGATGGGCCAAAAGACTCATGACGATCGACGTGATCTTCCGATCACAGATAATGTCATCGCCATACACCCTAAAAGGGATTAGATGCATCTCATCACTAGCGTAAGCTGTGATAGCTTTAAAGATGCGTAGCATGTCGTCGGATGATAGACGATTAATGCTATCAATATCGAATCCCTTCTTTTCAAAGTACCAGATTATACTCGACAAGAAAACTACTGCCGAGTAAACGACGCACTGCGTTGGAAAACACATCGCAGAACCCATAGGAGCGAATTTGGCTAAACGCCATTTCGTTCCATCAGGGAGTAACGTCTCTTCCGTTCTCGTTAGATGAAGCAGATAAGAGAAGTCTTTTGGAAAGATCTCTTTTGTCATACTCCATTTTACCGAGTCCGATGCAGCAGAGAGATCGATAGTGTCTCTGTCATATAGAAACGAGCCGTACAAGGCTCCAGTTCTATTATGAGTTTGATCACTAATATCTACATGGTCTCCGAGCCAGCTTTGGTGAATACACCAAGTCAGCCCTTCGGCCAATGCCTGCTGCGCCCACATATAAGGCGCTGGTTCCATTCCAATCGACCTAGATGTTTTTAGGTTTTTTGGAACGAATTCCGTGCGACTGTGGGTATCTGGTACTTTAGTTGAGTCCGAACTTAGTTGACAAGGGCCTATCCAACCCTGTCTAACTATATCGTCTCCTAAGCTAGCGAATTCGACAAAATCCGAAATCTTACGATCTAGGATTAACATCGATTCGTTTTTCCTCCTAACACCGTATACCCCCTTGTTGGCTACTCTACCGGATCCGTGTTTCGGAAGATACGCGAATTCAGCGAAGTTGCCAACTACGGAAGAGATAATCTTCCTCAATAGGGTAAAAGTGGACGGATCGTCGGGAATTGAGGATATATGTCTTTCGACATTTTTCCATGATTCCAGTGCGGTCTCGTTAAAAGAAGGATCTACATAGTGCATCTTCTTCCCAAGCCAAAGGAAGGAGAGCATGTATTGTAGTAGCTTGGGATCGCGGTAACCTGGACGTAAGAACGCGACATATTCCATGTATAATGGAGTATTCGCTAGTCCAAGAACAACGTGACTAGTCGTAGTCCCGTAGTTGCTAACGATCAGTGATGACACTAGATCGTCGGCGAGCCGCGAAAAACCTAGGATAGTGTCCTTGATGGGGCGAGATAAGCACTCAGATACAAATTGAGTGTACTCTTCCATCGGACGAGGTCCTAGAGGAGAGTCCGACAACAACGCAACCAATGCGAGGATGAAAATGCTAGTTATTTCGGCATTTTCTGCATTGGCTACATTGTGACGCACGACGTCATCAGGTGAAACGTGAATACGTTTTTTCCCGTTTATCGTGGTCTTAACCGAGGCATGGAAAGAGAAGCCTCTTACGCTCATTAGCCTAAGAGATTCGCTAATCCATGGCGGAACTTTTTAAAAACGTCTGAGACGTTTGGTTCCTGAACGGTGATACCACTGTACCACAGCGAACTATTGTTGTGGATAAAATCTGAAAGATTTGCATCCACATCATCAGGCGCGTCCGTGATTCCGGCGAATGAGAGAGCTTGCGTGAAGGTTACTTCATCTTCCGCAATAACTTCTCCACTGTCGGAGTCTACTGTTGTTTCCCAGTTGGTTGATCTAATAGACCAATCAGTCTGGCCAACACCAGCGCGCGCGGACGGGTTGCGGCGTACTTCAACACGAATCAGATGCGGTTTTTCCGGATCGGCATTCGTATCAATGTACTCAGCACGTGTGATTGTCACACCCCGAATAACTTCCTTCGTTGTGGTAACCAGGACAAACCCGGATGTGTCCATTAAGGGCAAATCCACGGTCGAACTGGTAGCCTGAACGTTTTGAATACTGCGTTCTATAGCCATTACATTTCACTCCTTGTGAAATTAATTGCACCGACGTGCAATGGACGATTCCCTATAAGGGAGTTGGCAAAGTTGCCGTTACTCATTTCGATACTTTGAAAATGAGGGAGGATGCAGTACCCCAATCAGGGATACCGTGACCAGGGGAGAAGTCGATATTAGAATGAACCAGACCCGGTGTGTTATTTGACACTGTGCGTCTGTAGGCCACAAGGCCCAAATCATCTAAACTATCGTCTCCCGAGGTGTACATACCGAATTCTGATTTTTCATCAGGGGTAGGATGGTACACCACTGTTATACTGTGAACACAGTATAGGACATCGACAGCCAGCAATAAAGCTGACAAATCGAAGCCTCTCAGTTTCCCGCCTATATTCACGAACCAATCAGCAACAAAGCTGAACATGGGAAGATCCCATAGTCTGGCAAGTGAAGGCAGAAGGCCAACGTCATTCAACCGAAGCAATGCGGAGCGAGCTGAGGAATCAGCTAGCTTAACGCGTAGCTTCGAGCGAGCGATGAGCTTACAATTGGGGAAATTCCCAGTAAACTCATTGGGTATGTCGAAGGTGAACTTACCATATATGGTTTTCTCACCAAAGATAGTATTCCTGTTATAGCGAGCTTTTATATCTCGAGCTTTTTGAGATATTTCGCGCGCATCATCTATTGTAGGAGAAATACCAAACTCATACAATAGTTTTGCTGAACTGAGTAAATCGAGTGTTGATTCAACAACACCGATTAGGTTCAGCTTTTTAACATTGGAATACAAAGATGTTATCTCACGAGGCACCTTCACACTAAGAGAGAGATCTCTTAGATCAGATAGAGTTTCGAGGTGGTTAGCCTCTACTATCTGGAAGTGCGTTTCGAGAGCATCTGCAGACGCCCAAAAAGCAGCAGGGTAGAGATCTGGCCAAAGGCCACCTACCATTGCGCTAAACTCATGTAGCCGGATTTTATGCCGGTTCGTCCCATTCACTGAAGTATTAATATACTCAGGATACCCTCTTTTAGAGGGAGAAGGGAGTGAGTGGAGTATGGGAGTAATGTCATTTCTGACATGCGTCACAGAGTTAGGTTCATGATCTATGGGTATGTAGTTCTCTCCATCGTAGGACCAAGTCCTCCTGGAGAGCATTTTATACTCATAAGACATGGTCCCCTTCAGAGCATTAACATTCCGAAAATCGACTGTATAAGTCGATAAGGATGGATCAAAGTTAAAGTCGCATTTTTCGTCGACTCCATACTTAATGATCACCTCCCATTCGTGGGAGGTCTTATACTCGTAGGGAGAGCCATGTTCCACCAAATACTTGATCTCGGTAACAAAGAAACCATCTTTTTTCCAAGATAGTCCGGAGCAACGAATAAATTGCTCGACGCCACTTACGACGTAAGTAGAATCCCATTCACCTTCTTCCATACGAGTCTTTAAATCATCGAGATGATGATATAGAACGTTGTATGGATGGAGGCCAGGGTACTTACTAGTAGTAGACGCTTTAGACAGATACCATACCTCGGTAACGGGATCAAGAGTGATCTTGACACCAATATCGATATAGGTATGATAAGTCTCGGACCAAGCACGCGGTGGACGAAGCCATGTTGATTCATCAGGTCCTGTTCTTGAATAACCTCTCACATTTATGTGAGAGACTGAGTGCTCGTAAAGAGGCACGTCAGGTTCTCCTGCAAATGTCGACCAATCTGTAAACAATGCAATAGTATTGTGATACAGTGTGTTAACATTAAAAGCAGGACTCATCCAAGAATGTGGTCCTCCATTGGGTGGGAACCCATCGTGGACCGACCATGAGCCAGAAGATAGCTCAAATGGTAGACCAAAGACCTTATTAGCTGAAGTAGGTGGACACACGTTCTCGAAACGAGTTAATGTTCCGCGGAATGTGTCCCACGGGAGTGCCATACCATCAAACCAATTATTGATGGCGGCTGACTCACCGAATTTCGGCTTGTAGGATACCGTGAAAACGAGATCCCCTAGGTCTTCTGAATGAACAACCATGAACAAGTAGCCTTTCGCATACGTTGAATAAAGTCGGCACTGAGACCATCT